TTTTGCTAGACTTGATGTACAGCCGACAGCGGCAACATTGACAGGGCGTCCATCAGTTGGGCAGGCCGAAGAAGCGTTAGCATCGTTTTTCTCTGCATCTGATATTATTCGAACAAACCGCACCCGAGTGATTGAAGAATTAGGTGACGCTGCTGCCAAAATTTCAAGAAAGTTTGGCGACCCTCAAGGTAGCCCTGAGGTGATTGGCAGCGCCATTCGCACAGGGGCAATCGCGGCAAAAGATATAATAAAAACAAAGCAAAGCCAGCTTTATGATGCTGCTTATGATGCCGCTGGTGAAATCAGCATACCAATGGGTTCATTGCGTACACTGCAAGCAGAATTAAAAACACAATTAGCAGCCGCGCCCAACGCATTAAAAGACGAATATGCACCAGCGTTAAGACAACTTGGAGTCATTTTGAAAGATGCAGATGCGGCCGGTGGTCAACTTGATTTGAGAACTGCTAGGTCAATTCGCACTAATATTGGTGAAGCTATTGGCTCAACGCTGCCCGGACAGACAGTCAGAGTGTTTAAAGCTGGTGACAAAAAACTGCCCAGCATTTATTCTGCGTTAAGCAACGATATTGATCAGGCGGTCGAGGCAGCATCACCGCAAGCTGCACGCTTGTTGCGCCGTGCCAATGATTACACGCGGCAGACTGCCAACGACCAATTGAAAACAATCGACAAAATTTCACGCCAAAATTTGGATAGCCAAGTTTTCAGTTTTGCCATGCAAGAGGGAAAGCGCGGTGGTCAACGTATAAAAGACGTTTTTAAAGTTTTGACCAAGCCAGAGCGGGATGCAGTGAGCGCCAGTGTCATGGGCCGTTTGGGCATACGCGGGTCAGCAACTGAAGGTGGCGGCGAATGGTCTGCCAATGTGTTTTTAACCAACTGGCGCAATATGGACAAGCGCAGCAAAGACATTTTGTTTGGTGCGCCTAGATTTAAAGAAGTTCGCAAAGAGCTTGATTCTTTGGCGCGGTTAGCAGAGGTGGCAGCAGAAAACATTGGTGAAATAAACAAATCACGTTCAGGAGTGACCGGCGCAGGATTTGTGCAAATTGCCACAACTGGAGCTTCTTTGGCGCTTGCTGGTGGTCTGGCTTTTAGTGGCGATTTGGGCGGCGCGGCAACCTCTGCGGCAGCAGCAGGCGGCACGTTGCTTGCTCCGCGCTATGCAGCCAAGCTAATGACATCACCTAAGTTCATTCGCTGGCTTAAAACCACTGCACAGGCAACAAATCGTGGCGTAAATCCTTTAGCAGTACAGCTTGGTCGCCTTGCCGTTCTGCCCGGCAAAGACCCTGAACTTGCCGAAGCAGTAAACGCTTTTGTCGCCAATATGCAGGCCAATATAACTGGTCAGTAAAACCGTGGCCCAGAAAAAACTTGAGCCGTCCAGCGAGTTTGAAAAGTACGACCTCGATGATGATGGCATCGTAAGCGATGCGGAGATTGAACGCGCAAAAGAGATACGCGAGTTTGAGGACAGATCACGCAAGCACCTAGCACAACTGCGACTGGCCAGATATTCGCTGATTGGCATTGGCGTCTACACAATCATGCTGTTTATGCCCTTTGTGCCTGATAGCCGCATCAAGCTGCTCAGTGAGGTCAGCCCACTGCTGTACATCAGTTTGTCAGGCGTTGTTGGCGCTTACATGGGCTTTACGACTTGGATAGATAGGAAATAATATGCTTGCAGTTCTTGCGTCCATATTGGGCAATGGTGATGTCATCAAAAAAGGCATGGACTTGATTGATGATGTCCACAGTTCTGATGAGGAAATGGAGCGCGTCAAAGCGCAGGCCAAGATTGACACAATGAAAGCCTATGCGCCGTTTAAAGTAGCGCAGCGCTATCTGGCCCTCATGTTCACCGGCACATTCCTCATTTCGTTTTTCCTTGTGCTTGTGATGACCTTGATGGGTCAGGCCAACATTCCTGAAATAAAGCAAGTCATCGATGATTTTTACGTTGGTGAGGCAATGCTGACCATTCTGGCATTCTACTTTGGCGGCGGGATGCTCGAAGGTGTCGTTGGCAAAGTGAAGGATAAAAAATGAGACTTTCACAAAATTTCACGCTTGATGAATTGTGTAAAAGCCAAACGGCAGAACGCAAGGGCATCCCAAATTTGCCAGACACTGACCAGATCGGTGCGTTAGAGGCTCTGTGTGAAAACATATTGCAGCCCATTCGCAATGAGTTTGGATCGTTCATGGTCTCTAGCGGCTATCGTAGCCCGGAGTTATGCGTTGCCATTGGCTCCAAAATGACAAGTCAGCATACTTGTAACAATGGCGCAGCAGCAGCCGACTTTGAGGTGGCCGGGGTGGACAACTACGATTTAGCACGCTGGATCGAAGATAATCTGCCATTCGATCAACTGATCCTTGAGTGCTATCAGGGCGGCAATAGCGGCTGGGTTCACTGCTCATATGCAGATGAAGGCAGACGCGAGACGCTGACATACAGCAAGGCCAAGGGCTATCGGCAGGGGCTGTTAAAAGATGGCTAGGTTAACGCCAGCTAAAGGCAAGGCCAAGGTTAAAATCACAGCGACAGGCAAAAAGGTCAGCTATGGCCAAGCTGGTAAGGCCAAGGGTGGTGGGCCGCGTGTACGCGCAGGCACCAGCAAGGGTGATAGCTACTGCGCCAGATCAGCCGGTCAGATGAGAAAGAATCCGAAAGCAGCAAAGAATCCTAATAGCCCTTTGCGGCTATCACGCAAGCGTTGGAAATGCGCTGGCAAAAAATCGCGGAGATCATAATGCGGAAACCAAAAGCTTTAACGGCACGGCAGGAAGCCGCGCTGAAGCGCCATCGCGCCCATCATACTGCAAAGCATATCACATCAATGCGTAAAGCAATGCGCGGCGGTAAGACATTCACAGAAGCGCATAGGGCGGCTATGCGCAGAGCAGGAAGGTAAGAAGATGCCCGGATATATGAAAAAACCAATGAAGAAAAAGAAACAGACAAAAACAGCAGCTAACAAAAAGCGTGCTGGCCGCATGGGTGGTCGCATGGGTGGCCGTAGTTTGCGGAGGGTTTGATAATGAAACGACCCGGATTATACCGCAACATTGCTAGAAAACGTGCGCGAATCAAAGCGCAAAAAGCGGCTGGTAGAAAGCCAGAACGCATGAGAAAAGTCGGCAGCAAAGGCGCACCGACAGCCGCTGCGTTCAAGCAATCTGCTAAGACGGCAAAAAAGCGTAAGGCAAAGGCATAACTGTTATAGTTTTGTTATAGGTTTTGGGTTCCCAGCAAATACCATGAAATCACAAAAACGGTGGGAAACCGCCATTTTAGGTGTTCAAAAACCACCAAAATCGTGACTGTCACGCCAGAGGCCGCGGGTTCGAGTCCCGTCACTCCCGCCATCCCCAAACCGAGGCATAGCCTCAAAAACAAGCCCTCAGCCTTTAACGGCTGGGGGCTGTTTTTTTGCGTTGTTATAGGTTTGTTATAGTTTTGTTATAGTTTTTCTTTAAATACGTGACCTTTTGTGTCAATATAGCAAGCGCAATAAGACAATTGGGAGCTTGTGATGAAAGATTTATCAGTAAAATTTTGGGCAAAGCGTGGCTATTACACAATCAACGCATCGCGTGTAGGGTTGAGTGTCAATCACGGCAGATTCGAAACTGAAGCAGCGGCGCTGGAACAAGCTGAAATGCTGAAGGCCAAATTTTTGACTGGGCAGATTGCAGCGCCGGTTGCTGTAACTAAATGCAGTGATGCTGCCGTTGTTTTTTTAAAGTCTCAAATGCGCAGGGTTGAAGATGGCGAAATCAGCGAACCTCACTATAACGACTTGCGGCGTGGTGTGGATTTTGCGTTAGCAATAAAGGTCGATGGAAGGCCATTCGGTAAGTATGATCTGGCAAAAACAATTTCAAAATCAAACAAAGATGATTTGGCAGCGGCTTTCAAGCGCGAGATAAAAGCGAAAAGTGCGAGCAAATCCACCGCTGAAAAACGCATCAAAGTTATGAAAGCGTTTTTTAATTATTGCCAAGGTAAAGGGTGGATTGATCTAAACCCGTTGGACAAGGTTTCATTTGGTCTGTCTACAGAGATTGCGGATCGCGCTCCCAAAATTCAACCAGAAACAGTGCAGAAGCTGGTAACCAAGGGCGTTGTTGGCGAATCGATTGTTAGCCGTGCAATGATCCTCACAGCGTTGTCATCAGGTATGAGGCAGGGCGAGTTACGTGCTTTATCTTGGGGTTGTGTAGATTTTGCTGGTGGCACGGTGCGTGTAAAGCAAGCTGTTAAAAATGAAAGCAGTAACATTGGGGAGCCAAAAACCAAGCGTGGCTATCGCACGATCCCAGTGCCTGCTGAAACTATCCAAGTGTTGCGTGAGGTGAAATTGCAGAGCCGGTACAAATCTGATGATGATCTGGTTTTTGCAACTGGCTCTGGCTTGCCAAAACAGAAAAAAACACTGCGCGAGTTAATTGAGCGTGCCAGCAAACGAGCAGGCATTGAGCGCATGGTGTGGGGTGATATGAGGCATTTTTTTGCTAGCGTGCAATTGTCTGGTTTAGGTGAGGATTGGGCAGATGTTGCTGCCCACATGGGTCACAGCAACCCATCTTTCACATATCGCCAATATGGCCATTATTCAAAGAACGAGGCCAAGCAAGAAAAGGCAAGGTCAGCAACAGCCAGCGCCATATTTGGCACATAAAAAGGGCGCTAACGCGCCCCTTTCACCCTCTCCCAAAATTGCTGTAACCAACTGGTCTCTGGCGGTTTGGCTACTTGCTTAACAGCCGCCCTCTGTTT